GTATCAACCATAATTTGCTCCTTATGAAGCTACGTCGTAGCCTAATATTTCAATTAAGAAACGTCCAGCAGTATAAGCTGCGTCTCCTGTACCTTGACTTACAAGATATAAAAATTGATCAGCAGCAATGTCTCCACCAGCAACCATAGTTCCTGCGGCAGCAGCTCCTGCATTAATTATTGATGTTTCAGTCAAATCTCCTATGGCTGTGTCATTTACACCTGTACCTTCAGTAGCAGAAAATAAATCTATATCTGTGCTACCACCAGCAGGCGTTTCTAAACAAGTCATGGTTACACCAAAAACAGTACCTTGGTTAGCTGTAGTTACTTTACCAATATAAGCTACGCCAGAACCATCTTTACCAATAATGTCACCAGCAGTACCACCATCTTTTAAACCTGTAAGATCTATCATTAAAGATGTTTTAACTATGTTTACATTAGTTGATACATCACTTTTAAGTCTATTGACTTGAGTGATATAGACAGCAGCGGTACCTTCAATACCAGCACTACCAACAGCTTCGTTGGCCATTTTATCTCCACTAGTTACTGTAACAGCACCAGTGCTTGCATTTTTTGAAACTTGTTGAAATCCATTTTCTGAACGAACTGGACCATTAAAAGTTGTAGTTGCCATGATTACCTCCGTGTTGTTACTGTCTTGGCTTGTCT